CATTCCTCAAATTTGAGTTGATTAGCCGGGTCTTCATAAAAGACTTTTATTCGGTTATAGAATTTGGCGCATAGAATGCGTTTTTCAATTCCCGTGGGCATTGTTAGCTTTGGATACACTGCTCATAGCCTCCTTTGATAGCGGGTCTCATATTTGAGGTTCTTCTTTTAATAAGTCATCAATGGTACAACCGAAGATTTGAGCCATCGTTTTCAGCAGTTCGATTTTAGGCTCACTTGCTCCGGTCTCCCACTGAGAAACGGCTGCTTGTGACACCTCTAATAACGCTCCAAGTTCTTCCTGAGAAAGTAACGCTTTTTTTCTATATTTTCGAATTGCCACCGTCATTTTTACACCTCCCAATCAGCCTTACTTTTAAAAATAATAAGTTCTGCTTGTTATTATAAGCGAGGCTTTTATCGTTGTCAAGAGAAAATATCAAATTTCTTATATTTGTTTTTCGGCAGTTGACATGCAAATAAGTAACGCTTATATTATCTTTGAGGTGATTGCTTTGTTGAGAATAAAAGAACTACGGTTGGCAAGAAAAGAAAGTCAACAAGAAGTGGCAAATGCAATAGGCGTATCGCAAGCGGCGTTATCGGGTTGGGAAAACGGTAAATATAGTATCGACAACATTAACCTGCTCAAGCTCGCCAAACACTACAATGTAAGCACCGATTACATCTTGAATAACACCAACATAGCCCCCCTCAAACAACCGCTTACTGCCGGCCGAAAGATTGATGTTCTCGGCAGAGTTCCCGCCGGAACTCCGATAGAGGCGGTTGAAAGCATAGTAGACACTGTAGAACTCGGAGATAAGCTCTCAAATGACGGTCATGAATATTTTGCTCTTTTAATCACCGGTGATTCCATGTTCCCTGAATACCGTGACGGTGAAATAAAAGAAGCCCTCTCCTCGACAGGTACTATACCTATCGGGAGAGGGCTTCCTCTTTATTGTTTATTACATATTTTGTAGTTTTTACAGTTTCATAAAACTTCCCTCATTAACCCACCCGAAAACGGTCGATTTGCCGCCTTTTACGGCCTGGAGATGATAAGGGTGTTTACTCTTGCCTAACTGATGAATGTTGGTTATTCGGGCTAAACCGGGTCTGCAAAAGAACGGGAATAAGGCATAAGCGGTCTTATAATGGATTCTGCCGGTATAGCTGACAACGTCTCCGATTTTCGGCACCCACTCTTTTTCCGGTGTCGGTGTCGGCGGCAGTTCAACCGGCTTAAATTGTGCCGGTGCAGCCGCTGCATCGGTCACGGACGCTGCATCTACCCAGCCATATACTCCGGATGTGTAGGCTCCTTTGTCGTCTATGGCCCTCAGGTGATAAGGGTGCTTTCCTCTCGGCGCTGTCCGGGTTATCTTGGCTCTACCGGCCTTTACACTGCTGCCTGTAACATCTGATGCAGATTTATAGTGATATCCTCCGGCGAACTGCACAATGTCACCGGCTTTGAATTTCAGGCCGGTTGACGGCTTGACCGGTGTAGTCGGGGTTTGTTTTAACTTTAAGCCTAAAAACCTTACAACGGCTTTACCGTAAGCCTCGCCTTGTGCTTGTAATTGCTGCGGAGTATCAATCAATTTTTGGTCTGTTGCGTTATCGAGAAAACAAAACTCACCAAGAATTGCGGGTATCTTTTTATTGTTCATTCGGCAAACCTTAAAACTCTTTGATTCGTTAGAACTTGGTTTTAAGCCTCTTGATTTGACTCCCAATTTTACAAGCTCATCCAAGGTGATTTCAGCCAACTGTTTTGCTTTAGTGTCGGTGTGCCAATACCAGATTTCGCACCCTCTACCTTGCCCGTTTGCGGCGTTATGGTGAATTTCAAGAAAAACATCACAGCCTAACGCTTGAGCCTGTTTAACGGTTTCCTCGACCACAAGTTTTTTATCGGTTTCTCTCGCCATAATAATTTCACAATTATAAGCTTTAAGGTAATCCCGACAAGCTAACGCAACTGAAAGGTTGACATTCTTTTCATAAAAATGCTTTGTTTGACCGCCTATTTTACTCGGTGATGTCGCTCCGCTGTCACTTCCGCCGTGACCGGCTCTGATAAAAACTTTCATTTTCCAAACCCTCCCACAATAGCGGGCGTTTCAGGATTTGCATCATTTCTTAACTTCGCCCGGTCAGACTTTACCGCTTCGAGCCGGTTTTCGACCTGTGATTCAATCCATTTGGTTGCGTCACCGCAGAAGTCCTCAAGGAATTTTTTTACCTCATTACCCATTAACTTTTGAGCGGCTTCAACGGCGTGATTTTTAGCCCTTATTTTAGCGGAATCATCCCACAATTCAGTGTCTTTTAAATCGTCTACAACGGACTGCATTGAATCATTTATAGCATCTTCCACGGCCAGAATTGCAAGTTTCAGGGATTCCGTGGTGTTCAGCCACTTTTCAGCAGTCTTGTCTTTGGCGGTTTTCGCCTTTATCCAATCAATGAGGGCTTTTCCGCAAGCGGTAACTATGCCGCCTATTGCCGCAGCCAATGCGGGAGCCAGCGCCATAATTAAAATGGTCAGAACTTCTTTTGTAATTTCTTTCATTCTAATCTTCCTTTCAAGTAATTTTATAGTCTTTCGAGTTATTTATGTGCTTGTTCAAGTAAATGAGCATCCAACTTTGCCTTAGCAGTAGTTACAACGTGGTTAGCTCCCAGCTGAGAGAGTCCGTCGAGACACGCCGAAATTGCTTCACAAACAATTTTGTTTTCTTCTTTTATCCTTGAAATTTCCTTGTCCTGTTTTTTATTGTTTTCCACCCAACGGAAGAATGAGAACAAGGTTCCGAGCAGTGTCGCCACTGCGACCGAAACGGCTGAGGCCTGGATTATAGTTCTGGTCACGATGTCTAACATAGATTGCCTCCTTTCGTAGATTAAGTTGTCGGTAGTTCGATAAAAGCGGAACGGAAGCCGATGCGTGTTAAAAAGATCGCCCGGTTGTATTTAGCCTCAAAATTAAAAACTCCGCTGCCGCCCGTAAAAATGTAATAGCCGCCACGCACAACTGACCTTTCGCCACGGTTTCTCATTTGGATTTTATTTAATCCGGGAATATCTGAATTTCCCGGAAAGAGAGCTAAGGCCTTTAAAAGTGTCGGAACAGTAATTCCGGAAGCGGCTTCGAGGCTTTTAAGATAAACTTCTCCAAGGCCTTGGTCGTTGTCGAGCGGGTTTGCGAGGGTAGTATTTAATCTAAAATTATAACTCCCGGTGCCGATTGGAGGTGTACCGTCTACATAATCATATTTCAAAGTGTCAGCCGTGCCGGGCGACACAAGGGAACCGTCCTGCAAAATGGCTTTCCAACTTTGACTTGCAGCGGCCTGTGAGTTATTTGCATCGGCAGCATCGTTATTTGCTAAAACATGAATTTCGCCGTCAAGCAGCCGGAAGCCCCCAATCCACTCATTAACATTTCCGTCAAGATCCCAAACTCCGCTGCTGTCGTTGTTATGGGCCCAAGACTTAGGCCCTGAACCGGTCGCAGTTTTGACGTTTACGGCATGTGTGCTTGTGGCTACACCTCTTTCATAGGCGCAAGGGCTGTTTTCCCCTTTGTTATTATTTCCTCTCGGCAAAAATCCATTCTTAAGGCACTGCAAGGCAATCCATGCCCATTCAGCGTTGGTGCCAAGGTGCCACCCGGCACCTTTTGCCTCGCAGATTGTCTTGGCAAAATCAAAATTAACTCCAATCCTTGGGTCTTGAAGTGGCAGGGAGTAAGCTCTATTGCCAATTTGGACGTTCTGGAATTTGCTATACCAAAAAGCGGGAATTTCAGTGTCGTTTACAATAAATGCCGGATGCGTCGCATTATCTCCCTCGGTGAGCACGTCCGACAATTTGCCTTTGTCAAACCTTACCATTATTGACGGCATCCCAACATCGTCGTAAATGACCTTATTGGTCGGCCCTCCTAAAAGTTGAACGGCAATCTCTAAATTGGTCACGGCCTTTCCGCCTCCTTCCTAAATTTCTCCGAAACATGAGCGATATACTCAGCGGCCTCCCGGTGTTCTGTGGATGCCCGGTCCGGGTCTTTGCGAAATTCCCTCAAAACCCGGTTTTCATTGCTGCGCCGTTCATCGGACTTGATAATGATGTTTGCCACTACAAAATCCCTCCCTGCAAAATGAGTTTGAGTGTTAAGGCGGTGAATGTGCCTCCGACGGCCTGAACCTTAAAACTGCCGGTCGTTAAAGCCGAAACAACGAACACCGGAGCAGCCGTGCCGGTGAATGCTGCCAAGACGGGCGTCACGGTGTAAGTTGCAGCGTTCCTTGCCGCAGTGGCCGGGATTGCCACTGTTGTCAAGTCGTTATTGGTGAGCTCCTGCTCAATAATCACCTGTGCGTTATTTGCGGCCTCGTCCTTATTAAGTCGGGCGATTATTGAGTTTAAGTCATTGGCCACATGGGCTTCAAAGACTCCTAACTCAATCCGGTTAAGGTTCTGCTGATTAACCGGAGTTCCCATTTGAATAACTTCGCCCTGAGCGTTTTCGATATGGTCAAGCCAAAAATTTCTGATAAACATTTTTTATACCTCCGTGAGCTCAAACTCGAATTTTATCAGTGCATTCTGCATTCCGGTTCTAACAATATTACACGGCTGCTCCGCTGCGAGCTCGCCGTCATGGTCGTATAGCCTAACCCCGGTTATCGTCACACTTCCCGGAGGCACACCGGAAGGAATACCGATAAAAACAACCGCTTTTGTGTCTATAACCTCAAAGCTGTTGATCGTGCCTTCATACCACGTATTACTCACTCTATAACTCGCTCTTGTGATTGTCCGGGCTAAAAAGTTCCGCACCTTTTCAAGGTATGTAGAAGTCCAAAAGGCCATAAAAATAATCCTCCTTTGATTAAGTTGCCGGGTGCGTTCCGCATTCGAAAGTCCCGCACAGAGGGCACCCTGAAACATAACTTGAATAATCGTGGCCAATGGTCAAGCTGTGCAGGAATCGGAAGGCCATTTTTACGATAATATTTGCCGGTTTAATTTCGTTTAAGGCTTCCTCAACGCTTTTTAATGTTGCTGTTGATATTCCCTCGCCCGGTGATATTGCCGGGTATAAGGAGTAATCCGTTACGTGTACGGCCACATTTCCGGTTCCAAACTGCTGTTCAAGCCAGCCCTGCAGCCACGGCAGTGAATAAGGTACAGAAAAATAGACTTTACTTTTTACGGCCTGACGGCGTGCTTCAAGGTCATCCGGGTTCTCCGGCCTGATATTAAGAATAGTCTCCCAGCGGGATAGTCCGTAAACCGTTGCCGTGTTAACCAATCGCTCAAGTGGCAGCATATTGGCTGCTTCCCAAAGCTGTTCAGCTTCCGGCTGTTCGGCCTGCATAAGTTCCGCAATTTCCAATATAGACTGAATGACCGGAGGCAGATAGTCAATGAGTTTTCTGTTATTCATCGGTCGTCACCGTCCCTCGCACCGGGATTGTGTCAGCATCAAGCGTCAGGTTCTCGGCTGCTCCGTTAATCGTTACACCGGCGAGGTCTACCACTCCGGCGCAATCAAGCAGAATTGACTCTATTCGGCCAACCCTAACTACAAGATTGCCGGAATCTTCCCAAGCCTGAGAAAGGCTGAGCAAATATCCGTCGATGGCTGCCTCGGCATTGGGCTTGACTGAGTTCCAATTCCAGCCCTCTGCATATTCTATCCCGGAGAGCTTGAAGTTAATGGTTTTGCTTTTTACTCCCTCAACAAAAACGACATGGCCAATCGGCGCAAGGCCTACTCCTTCCCCGGCACTGTCCGTCGGGTCTATGGCCTCCTGCACGGCGGCAATCAGAGTATCAGAAGGAGTGCTATACATTGTGTCTATCACGACCAGGCGCACTGTTCCGCCTGCTGTAAGCTTCTTTTGACCGGCTGCGGAAAATACAGTGTTCAGCCATGCTGCCACATCTTCCGGGACACCGGTCAAACTGTCTATCCAGTCGGCTGTCCCGTCGGGCGGGATAAGTGATGAAGGGAAAAGGTCCTCATTCCACGTTGGGAAAACTTTAACCCCGCTAACACCGGCGATAGTCTTAATCTCAGCTTTGTAATCGGCTTGGTTTCCGCCGAAAGATTGATATGCAAAGCTGTTGATAACCCGCTGCCGAAAGACTTCGGTATCTTCCTCATCCTCGCCGGGGATTTCAATGCCTGTTAATGTAGCCGTTGTCAGGTCGTCGATATAGTCAATCGGGATAATCGGGCCAGTATAACTATTTGGCGCTGTGCCTTCGGTCTCGCAGGTCAGGTAATACTTTAAATCTGAAAACTTTTCGGTAACTATCCAGTTGTAAATATCAAGGGAGAACCGGGAACCTATAGGGACATCAATATTAAACTCACCAATGCCGACGGCTGCCGTTGCCGGTTCCGGGGCAAGTCCACGCTCAATAGCAAGTTTTTCGAGCCATTCCCTCGGCGCTGTGTCTACAAATGCACATTCAAGGAAATAGTCAAGCGCTATATAAATTTGAGCAAGCTCCACGCTCATCGGGCCGCTGGCATCATAGATGATTGAGCCTTCCCGCTTATCAAAGTCCGGGCGAACTCGTGACAGAATTCTTTCTAAAATAGCCTCATAGGTCTGGTCGCTGTAAAGCCCTTCCATTAGATTGACACCTCCGTTTCCGTCTTAATTTCTCCATAAATTGTCTGCACGGTAAAAGCAACATGCACCACCGAACCCTTGGTTTCAAACTGGAAATCCTCAACGGCCGTTATGCGCTCATCGAACAGCAGGGCTTCCGTTATGCAGCGTTCTATTTCCGGCAAAGCATAGTCTATTTGTGTGCCGATAAGCTGTGAAAGTTCCACGCCGTAGTTCCAAGAATAAATCGGGTATTGATAACGTTCCGTACTCAAAATGCAGTAAACGGCCTGTTTTACGGCTTCCAAGCCGTCCACAAGTCCCCTTGTCCTGTTTGCTTCAAAGTCAATCAAATAGGTAAGAGTAGGCATTTCTTCGTTTTCTAAAGCCATGAGGTCAAGGTCTTCAATCGCTACTGTCGGTATCATGCCGGAGCCTCCACTCTGTCCAAGACAATGTATTTCTGACCGCCATTAGCCCGGAGCAAAATCACCTGTTCTCCGGTTTTCAGGCCAAGCATCACCCTGACGCTTTTAGTTCCGGAGAGCTTATGAGTGTGTCCATAGCCTTCCGCCGCAAGTGCCGACCCGGTCGAAAAATTCATCGAAATGTCAACGGTAAAATCACGGACGGCATTTGTAAGGATTAGCTGAGCGGGAGTGAGCGTCAGTTTCTGGTCAATGGTGATTTTAAGCGGATTAACGCTTACAACCTTTCCGAACGAAAGCGCAAAAGGCTTTGAGGCATTCACAGCCTCTAAAGCGGCTCTTTTGACTGCAAAAAGCAGGGAATTAGTTTCAAGCGACAAAAGTACCACCCCTTAACTTAATGCTCATTGTGTGTTGATTGTCATCAAAATTGTGCGTTACCTGTTCGCACATCAAAAAACTCTGAATTTTAATATCTTCAAGCGACATCTGGACTACTACCGATGAACCGGCCCGAACCCGCACATCGCCAAGCACTTCCTTAACTGTTAAATTGCGGGTTTTAGAATTGTAAAGCTTTAGCAGAGCATTTGCTTTAGCTGCACCGCTTGACGGTATTTCTACCGTGTCCGTGTGCTGCAGGAGGCCCCATTTGTTGATGTTTGAACTGTCTTTTGCAATAAAAATCTCACGGGCTCCGGTTTCGCTGTTCTCATAAGTGACTTTGATTTGGTTGTAGGTCTGGCTGTCGATTGTTGAAGTATAGGAATATGAACCGACGGTATCGGCATCAAGCAGCAGATTAAGTCTCATGTTCTCAGCGTTTTGGAGCGTCAGCTTACCGACTTTATCATAAAGCACATATAGCTGCGTCCGGGCTTTTAGTGTTTCGTCAAGGGCATTTTCGACAATATCAAATAAGGTGCTGTTATCCTCAGTCCGGGCTGCAATCTTATAACCGGTATCTTCAAGGGAACCGACATTCAGGCCGAAGTCTGCGGCCAGCATCCGGATAACTTCCGTTGCCGTTTTATTGGAATAGACGTAGGTATCCTTGTTTTTAAAGTATCGCAACTGGTCATAGGCCGTGACGTCGATTTTGTGAGGATTCTCACTTGAATGGGCCTTGGTAAAAACAAAACCGTAAAACATATCAATGTTATTTACAGTCAGCTTTACGGCATCACCCTCGGTGAAATTCAGCGCATTGTCTTTTAACACGCTGAATTTCAGCTTGCCGGGAGCGCTTTTCCGGTCCCACTCTAACGATATGCCTTCAAGCGTGGCCGGGTACATGAGGGTATTACCGTGCTGAATAATCAAGTCCGCTCTCATGGTATCGTCAACACCTGCCCTGTATATATCTTGTTAGGGTCCTTGATTTTGTCTTTATTGGCATTATAGATTTTCTTGTACTGCGACCCGTCGTTATAGTATTTTTTAGCAATTCCCCAAAGGGTATCGCCTTTAACCACCTTGTGAGTTTTGGCACTCGGTGCGGACTCTGCCGACCGGTTGGCCGTGGTGGAAACCGTCTTTGACGAATTAACCGGCGTTAAATCCTTTTCGTGGAAAGCCGAACAAATACCTTTGCTGTCTAAAACGATATAGTCCGGTTTCCCGGTCGTGCCTACTTGGTCAACTCTATATGTTCCGTTGAAAACAAAACTCTGCATCTTGACACCGTTATAGTCTCTCGCTCCGCTGTTAATCCGCACCATATCTCCGACCTTTAGTCGCACCTGAGCCTTTGCCGGGGCCGGTGAGGGTGTAGGGCTTGGAGCGGGTTTTGGGGCTGTTTTAGGCGTTGCAGCGGGTTTGAGAGTGTATTTAACTTTGACGGTTTTGGTAGAAAATGCCGGGCACTGTTTCAGCTTAATCGAAACCGTCACATCCAGCCCGTCCGTGGCCTTTTCGATGATACTGTATTCTTCAACTGCTACTTTGATATTAGTATTAAAAAGCAGTTTTCCGGCCGGAGTTACCCGGCTGACAATGAACTGCGAGGCCTTTTTGCGGGTCATCATCGCCTCAAGTCTGCCGAGATAGTAATCCGGCCGCTTAAACGCCTTTGTTGTAAAACTGTAAGGGCCAAGCATCGGAAATGTGGCATCAAAACTAATTTCAGTTAGGCCCGGCGTTTTTAAAACGTTGATTTCTCCGTCATTTACCAGCGTGACGGCCTTGTTTTTCCCCTTAATATTTACAGTCAGCTTTTCCGGAGTTTGGGGAAACTTCCAGCCGTCAAGATAAAACGAATACATTAAAAGTGAACCCCCTCTGCTGCAAGTTCAAGCGATTCTGCAAAGCCTTCTGTCAGTTTGGATATTACTCCGTCAAGGTCCATATCGGAGCTTATTTTGTTTGTCATGCCGGTGAAGTCAACCTTGACTTCGGCGGTCGTAAAGCGGTTGATTGCTTCTTTTTCCGCAAGGTCTCTGAGATACTTCAAATCTTCGCTTGAACCGCTGAGCGCTCCGGCTGTGGCTGCCGTGCTGTCGGCAATATCATCCGTGTTGCCGGCAATGTTGCTAAGGTCAAGGCCCATGCCGTAATCATCGACGCCTTCACCGCCCATGCCGAATCCTTTCATAATGCCGCCAAGCGGTATTTTGTCGGACATCCATTCTTTGAGTGCTACGCCCTTTTCGGCTCCAGCGTTATATGCCTGTGAGCTCCAGCCTTCTTGAAAAGTATCGAACCGGTTAAAACCTTCTCCAACCCGGCCCCAGTCAACATCGTTAGTATTCCAAGCGTCGCTAATATCCGTAAAACTCTCTTTTTTTGCGTTAAGCTCGTCTATTTTTTTAGCTGCAAAGTCAAAGCCGGACGTATCAATATTGACGCCCATCCAGCCAAGCGTTTTATTGGCTAAATCAGCAATTTTCTTGAGGCCCTGCATTATGGCATTAACCATGCCCCAAAAGCCCTGCTGAACGAATACCCAAGCATTATTAAAAGCAGCGCTGATGTTGCTTGCACAAGCCTTAATCACGTTCCAAATGCCTAATCCGAGGTTAGCAAACCATAGGCCGATGTTCTTAATAACTTGCCATATCGCAATCCCAAGATTAGCCAGCCAAAGGCCTACATTCTTAAACAGAGCGCCGACCCACCATATTGCGCCGACTATCTGCTTTGTAAACATGAAAAATAGGACTATCAGTGCTATAATGCCTGCAATAACCCAAGTAATAGGGCTTGCTAAAAGTGCTGCATTCAGGCCGTGAGTGGCGACCGTCTCCGCAATGGTGGCTCCGGTTAAAAGCGCTGATTTCGCAGCAGCTACTCCCTTTGCAAAGCTAAAAACGGCTAATACCGCCGAAGTTGCGAGCGATGCTATCTTGAACAGCGTTAACGCTGCCACAATGCCATAAATCACCGGGCCCATTGTTCCCCAATGTTCATGGAAGAAGTTTGCAATTTTGGTGATGATTTCAAATAGTTCAAGGCCCTTTGTGGCAAGGGCCGTGAACCCTGAAAAGATTTTGTTTAGAAAATCTTGAGTTTTCTGATTATTGGCTAAGGCGTTTATTTTAGTAAGAACCGGGTTGAGGGCAACAACGGCCCTGTTTTTCATTGAAGTCCAAATCTGTGCCCATGTTTTGGGCATTTTTTCAAACCGTTTTTCTACCTCGTCCCCGGACCGGAACACTGCGGCCTTGATAACGTCGGCTGTGAGCAAGCCTTCTGCTGCCCAGTCTTTCATTGAACCCTGCGCATTTTTAACATTCCGCATATAGTCTTCAATGCTTTTTGCTAAAAGCGGCGCATTTTCGATAATTGACCGGTACTCATCGCCTTGTAATCTTCCTGAGCCGAGAGCCTGAGTAAGCTGATACATGGCGCTTGACTGTTCTTGTGCCGATGCTCCGCCGACAACAAAATTCTTATTCACCAACTCCTGAAACTTTATAAGCTCATCGTTGCCGGTGAAAGACTTCCCCGCCACTTGGCCGAGTTTGGCAACTGTAGCCATTGTATCGGTATAGGAGGCCCTTGAGCTTTGCGCTGATTGGTAGATTTTACGTTGTAGGCTTTCAACGCTGTTTTTATCGTCAACAATGAGCTCCAGCCGGGCCTTTGAACTCGCCATATTGTCGGAAAGTTCCGGTATCTTCTTGAGGCCCTGTATACCCATATAGGCCCCTACAAGGCTCCTGACGGTGCTTGCAAGTCTATTGGTCAATCCGTTGCCGGTTGACACGCTGCGATTAAAATTTTCCTGCTGGTTAGCGGCCTCGTCTATGTTTCCGGCCATACTCTCGACGGCGTGATTGGCACTAACTAAATCGGCCCTTGCCTGTTCAATATTTGCGAGGTTAAGCGACTTGCCGCTCGCAACCTGCATTTGCTCAAAACCTGAAAGAACCGTCGTTAAAGCCCGATTGATTTTGAGTAATGCTCCCGACATACCGTCGTTAAGGGTAAGTTGTGACCTTATTGATGCCATATCACACCTCCTTTGAAATAGTTGCAGTGAGGCGCCTGCTACTGCAAGCGCCTCTATCTGCGTTTTGATTTGATTTTGGCTGCTTCCTTTTTGTCGTTCTCGACCTTTATATCAATAGCAGCCACTACAAAGGCCTGCTCGTAAGGGTCAAGCGAAAGGAATTTCGAGGGCGGCCAATGGAATTTGTGTAAACAGTAATACGCATAATTGGCTTCCGCTTCTCCGCCCTCGATTAGTTTTTTGCTTCATCCACAGCGTCCCGGATATCTTCTGTAAACCCGTTTACCTCTAAAACTTTAGCGGTATAGTCCTCAAATTCTCCGGGTTTTAACATGACGCCGAGTAGTTCCTCTGCGGATTTTACTCCGTAGCTGTCCTGCAGTTCGGCATCGTTAAGGTTTGGGAATACCGTACATCTGGCACCGACCATCGCCTGATATTTGTTAGCGTCAAACGTGGCCGCTTTTTGACCTCTACGGCCTCCGGCCACAAGTTCCTGACGCATACACTGTTTCCGCAGTTCGGCATTCTCCGCTGCTGTTATGCAGCAGATTTCCCACGCTATCGGTTTACCGTCTTTGCCGACAAAGCGTTCGGATGCAACAAATTTCTCGTTCTCAACCTTAATGGCGTTTTGTGCCAAAAAAGCAGTTAGATTTTCAGCCATTGCGTTTTGCCTCCTGTTAATTTTTTACTTCATGCCTTTCAGCAACTTAAAACTTTCCGGCATCTCGAAATCATCAAAGGTGCCCTCGATATCCTCATCAAGGATTTCCGAATCAGCGTCGATTTTGGAGAGAATACCCCCGCTAATCAGGCAGCCTTTATGAATAATAGTCTGCCTGCCGACGGATGAGGTCGGGTCTTCGTTTGATGTTTGAATGTCAAAAGGCGTTAAGATACCGGTTTTCTTGTACTCATAAAGCATTTTGCGGAAAATAGATTGGTTATAGTGGGCCGTGCCCTTCCATTTACCTTTCCAACTTCCGGGTTTGTTTCCCTTGCCGGTTTTTCCCATAATAGGCACTTCGATGTTGTCAATCTCTATGCTCGATTCAAAGGAATACAACTGCATAAAACAATACCGGTTTCCGCCGATTGTTACATAAGCTGTCGCAAGCGAACCGGCAACGGCATCCGTTGCGTTCATTATTTTATCGTTCATTTGTTTTCACCCCTTACTCAATTACTATGCTCATATAAAGTTGGCTCATGGCATTAACAATGTTCAGGGCTGCGACGTTCACAACGACGGCTTTTTTGTTTTCTCCGGGTTCTACCGTAACAAGCTCCGTGTCAAAGTTCTCAATGGCCCGAATGTTTTCAAGGTCTTGAAGAATTTTACAAACATCGTTCCAAAGAGAAATCCTGCCAGCTGCATCGTTCGGTACAATTCCAAGATAGCGGTCATTGAATAATGCCGCAATGTCGTTTGCGATTTGGTCGCAAATCCTGACGGTCTGGTTCGACTTGAAGGCTTCGCCTTTTACTTCGGTAGTGGTAAATAAAGTGTTAATGTCTTCGAGGATGCGCACAACGCCATTGTCGTTGTAAAAGATGAACCAAGCCTGACGAACACCTGCTTCAAGTTCTATTTGCGTAAAGGGCGCAAGAACTTCAAGTTCGCCGTCGTATTTTTTGTTTGTGTTTGAACGATTAACCTCACAGCTTGCGGCTGCCCCGGTTGTCCAATAAATCAGCGCATAGTCGCCGATGCCGGGGATATTTTCTTTATAACCGGTAACTTTGTTTGCAATAGCAATAACGCCCTCATGATTGACGGTCAACGCTTCTGTTCCCCCTGTTGAATTTAAAAAGATAACTGCTTGAAACTTTGCGCCGGAATCGTCACGCAGCCTTTTTGTAAAAGCTGCAAAAAGGGCCGTTGTGGTAGCGTCATCGGTCGGACAACCGAGGGTGTTAAACCTGTAGGATTCGATTTTATCAAGAAAATCCTGATAAACAGCACCCGTAATAGCTGCTCCGTCCGTGCCTCCGGTGAGCGCTGTTCCGGCCGTTGCAGCAAGGGTGATGCCCTCCTTAAAATTCACAAAGTCGTTCGTTGCAAGCTGGCCGGCATCCCAAACAGATTGCTTATCTACGCAGACGCTGCCGAGGTAGGTCGATACGTCCCAGGCATCCTCAGCGTCTACATTCGCAGCAATAACGATTTTAAGGCTATTGCCACGGGTGCCGGGATATTTTGCCGTCGCAAAAGTGCATTCGGCTTTTGCCGCCGTTGAGGCCGTGAGCCTGTAGGTGTAGAGTATTCTTGTGTTCCTGAACAGTTCTCTCAAAGGCAGCATTTCGTCTGCCTCCGGGAAATACCCGAAAATCTTCAGGCAGTTCTTTTGGAAGTCCTCAGCCGTTACGGTTATAATCTCCCCAACCGGCCCCCAGCCGAGGAATAAAGGCATAGCTACAATGCCACGCATCGAAAGCGACGCAGAGGCTTTTGCCGTGCTGACAAAATTGATATAGCTGCCGGGGAGAATTTTGTTTTGACTGGTCCAAGTGCCACCGCCAAGTGCCAATTAAACCACCCCTTTCATAAAGTTGTTTACGAGGGTTTGTGCCTCGCTGATTGTGTATTGCCGGTCATCCTCAAGAAGAACAGCCAAGATATCCGCACGTCTTGCAAAACGTTTAGACTGCATTAACTGCTCTTTGGTGAAGGTAGGAGCCGTTGTGGTGGTAGTGGGCTCCGGGTCTTTAGGTGTATTTGTTGCCATAAATTAACCTCCTTGTGTTAATGTTAATGATTCCATTGTTTCCTCAGCCGCTCCGGTTATGATATGGTGTCTGTACTGCACCTTGAAGTGCAGCGCATCGTCCACAATTTCTATCGTCATATCAGTGCCTCGCAGTTTGTCGCCTGCCGGTGTCGTAACAACTTCCAGCAACATAAAAAGCCGGTCTGCCACTGTATAGCATTCCTCTTTCCCTGTTTTTGGAAAATAAATCACATCAAACAACGGCCTCCGGCGGTACCGGCTGTTCGGTAATCTTTTCTGTGATGCGGTGATTATAACGATTGAAAATGCTCCGGGTTCAAAGTTCTGAGGTGTTTCTTCACTGTATAGCCGGCTACCAGGGAATGCGGAGTTCAATGCTATGGAAATAGCGTCTAAAACAGCATTTATGCTTATCTCAGGCATTAAAAACCTCCTTGAACATTTTTTTAAGTTTGCGTTCCAAGATAGCCGGCCTTTCTTCTTTGAGCTTCTCCTCGGATATGGTCAAAAAGTATCGGCCGGGAACCCAGCCTTTCCCGCCTCGTGTCCGGTGCCCGTACTCAACATAAGAGGCATACTCAACCGGGTTGATAATTTCGATTTGGTAAGTGTGCCCGATTTTCGTAACCGGCAGGCTGTCTGCATAACTTTTTGCTCCCCAGCCTCTCTTGAGCGTTCCGCCTTTTTTCCCGCTTTCGGCAGGATAAACGCCAATCGGTGTTGCCGGAATGACAAAACCGAGTAGCCGGGCGGCCAACTCCTTAATGCAGGCTTCGTAAAACCTGTCCATGTCAACTTTGCTGAGTTTTTCGATATTCTGCTGCAGTTTTTTAAGTTCCTGGAAGTCGGCGCTGCCCCATTTGGCCATTTCAAGCACGCTCCTTTGCCTTTTCGAGTACGATTTCCTGATGATGTGTATAGATTGCAGGGTCTCCTGAGCGGGTGTATGTTCCGGTTTTTCCGTTTTGTGTGACCACAATTTTTGAGCCGGGCGGGATTTCAGCAGTTTTACTGATAATCAGCTTGACTACCTGCCGGACAATGGCGCTTTCGGTATCAGGCTCAGTAGCCGTGATTGTCTTAAACGACAACCGGCAGGGCTCGTCTTGAAGGCTGATAACCTCCACGGCTTCACTGCGTTTGTTCACCTCGTTAATTTGATGTGTTATGGTGTATACTGTGCAGCGCCCTATCCATAGCGATTTTATAGCTTTTTCATAAGCGGTCACCACTGCAGCCTCCTGTATTTCGCAAATTCGGCCTCATCACCTTTTATAAGGTAAGCAATAAAAGCATCGAGCCTTTGCTCCGGGGTCAAGCTCCCGGCATCAATAGCAAATTTAACGCTGGTATCGCCTTCCTGTATCGAGGCTGCGGCCGGTTCAAAGTCAAGCGAAAAGCCGTCAAGCTGGCCCATGCTCTTTTTGGCCAAAAAGAACTCGCCGGCAGCCATTTGTGCTGCAAGTTTCATCAAGCCCTCCGGGAGTTCCGGGGCGTTGCATTTATTACGGATTGAATTATCAACCTTCTGAATGCAGAACCCAATCAACCAATCGTCGGAAGGCTGCACCCCATAGCCGTAAGCCTCCAGCAGCTTCCAAACATCGTAGACAAACTCAGGGGCAAGATTTGTTGTTTCGGCAATAGCGTTAATGCGCTCTTTGAGTTCTTCCGGAATGGCATCAGCCATGAGGCGCACCTCCTTTCATTACGCTCTGGTGAAAATCCTTGCAATCGGGATTGCCTTGTGATTTATATAGGTTCTGTTGGCTGCCACGGTTTCGCCGGAATGCACCAATGACCAGTTGGCACCGTTCTTGAGCTCGGCATCTGTGGGAGAAAGGGAAGATTGAGAGGCTTTCTCATAAGAGATACCGTAAGGAGCAAAGACTTTGCGTTGGCGCATGTAAAGAGTATCTTCACCGCCTTTTTCTGCTGGGTCTCTGTCCATTTCATAAGGCACTTTTGCGCCGACGTCTTCGTAAGAGATTGCGCCTTCGCCAAGTGCATAGGTGGTGTACCGGGTGCCGGCCACAACATAGTCACCGGCTGCAAGTGTCTTGCTGCCAAAATACGGAGTGATGTCCTCAAGCTTGATTTCTCCGGTTGACGGTGTCGCCGTGTTGGCAACAGCCTTGAGCGCTCCGGTTTCGGTCTGAACGGCGTCAAAATATCCGTTTTCAACGGGCATTCCGTCGTCAACAACAACCACTTTACCGTTCCATGTTCCGAGGTTGAGATCACGCTGGATGCCGTCTTTGTCGGTATATTTGAGCCTTTCAATCAGATTGAGGTTTTCAAGGTCTGTGGAAGTATCGCTGTGCATAAACACAAGGGCGAACTTCTTTTTGTTAGCTCCGCAGGCCTTGTTTAAGGCCGTGTTGAGCGTGGTGGCCGCCATTGAACCGGCAACGTCGGTGGTATGGCCGTTGACGAACTCAAGGTTCTTGGTGCCGGTCATGGAGTAAATCCCGTTAAGCACGGCAAGGATAGTGTCTTGGTCAAGACCGTCCTTATACTCTGCAACCTGCTGCCTCACGTTTTCCATAAAGTCAATGCCGCCGGTCACATCATAGGAAAAATCCTTTTCCGTCCACGCTTTCGCACGGCCGACAACAACAACGCCCTGCTCAAAGGTCTTCGTGCCGCTTGACGGGATGTCGGTTGCACCGTCGTAATTGACTGCTGCACCGTCAAGAACTCCACGCATGGCCAATCGGGCATAATGGGTGCCGAACTGTCCTTTAAAAACAGCACGGATATCCGCATTGCCGCTCAGAGCACGTGATTTCTTGAGCTCATTCATTTTGAGGTTGGGAACCCGGTCTACTGAATATCTAAAAGCCTCCGGGTTAAAGCTTTTAGCGTCAAATTTTGCATTAGGCATAGATAGTTTTTCATCCTTTCATAAATTAAGATTTTTTTAGTCCTTTAGGACTATTCCGGGGTTTGCGTCAAGGTAGTCGGCAAGCTCCTGATACGTCATTTCTGACGGCTTCTTGCCACCGGCCGCCGCCGGGTTGTCGCCACCTTCGGCAGGCTGAAGCCCTTTGAAGGTGGGATTTTGCGGGTTTGCGCTCACTTCAAACATAAAATTACTGTCCGGGGCCTCTGTGAGTTTTTTAATCTGGTCATCAAGGCCCTTAACTGTTCCGTCTGAGGCGAGTTCGGCTTTTTCCAATTCCAAGAGAGCTTTCACGGCTTTGGGGTTCTTTGCTTTGGCTGCAGCCAAGGCAATATCAACCGCATTGTCGATTTTCAGTTGATTAAGCTCCGCCGCATGAGTTTTTGCCTGTTCACTGTTCTGTGTTTGCAGGTCGGTTATCTGCTTTTTGAGTTCCTCAACATTTCCCGTGCTGGCCTGTAAAGTAGCGAGTTGCGCATCCCGCTCCTTCAAACTGTCGGCCAGTTGCTTCTTTTCGGTGTTCAAGGTGTTGAAGTCTGACCGGGCGACAAAGCCCTTGCCGATTTCTTCCGATACCTTTTTGTCGATTTCGTCAGTGTAATTGTCTCCGAGAATGTTTTTCAGCCAATCTAACATGATGTCTCCTTTTCTTCTGCTATCCTTTTTGTCCGGCAAGTCCCGGTTATGCAGTGCGGTATTTGTTATCCCCGCCGCTCCGGGGTATTTTTTCTATGAAAAAAGCACCGTGCTAACTGCACGATGCTTTTAACAACGGTATAGGTTTGTTGTGTTTTATAGTTTTTTAAGTTTCACAAGAACCTCTGCTAATTTTTTTCGAAATGTTTTCTCGGTGATGACGTACGGCCAGTCTTCCTCTCCGCTTGAGTCGAGCGCTGCGCACAAATCAAGAACATTGTCATTCAAAAGGCGCATGGCGGGAAGGTTGTATTCCATAATTGCGTCAATTCGTTTAGAAATAAAATGAGGTAGGTCATACGACGCATCCCAAGCCTCATCGAAAGATGTCTTGTTTTCCAATAAGTCCTGTATATATGCAATTACCTCTTCAAGCTCTTTAACCACGTTAAATCCGCCTCCAGTCTGAGCGTATATGTTTTCGATCTACAACGATTGTGACCACTTCATCCGTTTTTTTATTACATACGATTGAGAGCGGGGGATAATGGCGTATCGTTCGTCCGTCCTCTTCCTGAAATAAGTTTGGTTTTTTGTGCATTGTTTCAACTACATCATCTACCGTAAACGGAGTTTTGCCTTTTTTCTGGCCTATGACACGTTCAAGAGCGTGAGCGCCCATTTCCACCCCGTTATTTCTGAACTCATAATATGTTTTAATTAGCTTTTGCCTGTATTCTTCCGAGCCATTGCGGCGCTCAATCTTTCCGATTGTCCGGTATTCTCGTTTTAGCTGCTGGTACTTTGCGGGGTTGTCATATTTGAGCGTTTGGAACGCCTTGAACGTTTTCGGCGCACTTGTTTTTAAGCGACCTCTATATGCCGCAAACTGCTTTTTGTCAGCACTTTCATTATATTTCATTTTCCGCTTTTTATCAACAAATCCGGGGCCGTATTTTGCGTCCTGCATTTCTTTCCACTGCTTATATGTGGTATCTTTTGGCAGCTTATAGCTTTCTCCGGTTTTGGCGTCGCGTGCATACCGCGCACCAATGCCTTCCATGTCTTCAAAAAACGGAGCCGTGCAGCATCGGCACCAAGGATGAAAGGGCGGGGCAGTGGAGCCAACGGTAAAGTCGCTCATATCGAAAACCTTTCCGTCCAATTCGCCGCATGTTTCGCACGTGCTTATATCAAGTGTGCCTACAATTTGATACTTTTCAACATCAAGCTCGTTAAAACAATCTTTTTGTGCAGCACTTGAGAAATAAGCACTTTCGGTCATTACCACACGCCCGGCGTTTTGCTTTGAAACATTGAATCGCTTAGAAATCGTCTCAATAGCTTTATCGGGCGCTTCACCGGTGGCAATCATTCTTGTGATTTCTTGGTTGACGATTTCAACCAACTTAACCTTATCGGTCCAGCATCGAGCCGTGAAAGTTTGATTGTCAACGGTCCAGGGCCGTGAAAGAACTTTTTGTATCGTTTTTTCGTTAATCGTCTGCAAACTCCAACCTAAGCCTATTCCTCGTTGAAATTCAAAGGCCGTGCGGTAGTAGCTTTGTGTATAAGAGAAAGTAGAGGCGTCTGTTGTGGCTTGGATTCTTGATTGTGTTAGCAGTTCTGCTTGGTGCCGGAGTTGCATTTTAAGACTTTCAAGGCGAGAGATATGCACTCTTGCGGAGGCATTTTCAAGCTCTTTTAACCACGCTCCGCTCACAGCGTTTTCCTCACCGGCTTTAATATATTGCCGCACTGTCCATTTAAATTCTTTGAGTTCACCTTCGGCAAGCAACTTTTGCGCCTGAGAGTAAGATATATTTCCGTTGTTATCTGCAAAACGTTGATACCAGGCACGCATTTGCATGTCAATTTGTGCAATAGCGACATCGAATTGCTCTTCAAGGTTTTTCACATACTCATATGATTCGTCCTTGAGGGCGTCTTCCATAATCTTAAATCGACGTGCCCAGTATTCGGCATTATTCATTCAAAGCACCGCCTTCCGGACCTTCGCCCGGTATGGCGCTTTTTTTACTCCCCCCAGTCGTGCTTTCAAAAGCAGCACGGTAAGCGTCAACCTCAGTAGCGGCAGCCTCTTTCTCGGCCTGTATTCGTGCAAGTTCGGCGGCCGGGTCTCCAGTCCAAGGGTGCTGCCCTATAATTGTTTCATCTGAGATAATTCCTACTGATTTTGCGCAATTATCTATGGCTTCCCCCTCGTTTATGAGAATATCCCGGTTAAAAATTACGTTAATTTCAGTTCCGTCGTATTCACCTAAGCCTTGATTTGCAAGGTGTTTATTTACGAACCAAAGAATATCTTCAAAAGATGCCTGCAATTCTGTTTCCATATCGTTGGCGTCAAGGTCTATGTCCGAATACATGCTCTGTATATTCATTTGATTCGGATTACCATTCAGGCGGTCATCTTTAGCGTCGTAGCTCCGGGCATTTTCTATAAGCGCATTTTTAAGCAACTTGAGGATAGTGCTGTAGTTTTCAGAGTTTACCTCAATGGTCAGAGTTTCGACCCCGCCCTCAGCCCCTTCTACTGCTCGAACCTTAACGGCTCCAAATGTGGAAAGGTTCCGCCTGAACTCTCCCAAATCCGTGCCGTCATAGTTTTTTAAGACAAGGATAGTGTTCCTGACGTCCTCCTGCATGTTATTAGTAAAATCTGATAAAATGAGATTAATCGCATCCTGCAGCTGCCTAACACGGCGCAACAATGGAATTTCCTTTGCGTTAGATTTAATAGGGATTAGCGGCAACTTTTCCCAATTAAAATACTCAGTTTCACCGTTCGGGCCTGTTGCTGCAATATAGCTGCCTCCGGGGCTGTCAGGGTCAAGGGTTAAAACTCCGGCATCAAGGGTATAGGTTGTCAATCCGTTAATTGTGAAAATATCAACCTTTTCGATTGTTTTTTCTTCTTTTCCCTCATAAACCTCGCCGGTATAAAATCGGAGGGCGCAATCCAATTCGGTGTGGTCGCTATCTATCCAAAAAGGCAGTATCTCGTAGGCAGAAAAGAGCTTAAACGTAAGCTCTCCAGTCTGATTGTAGTAAGGGTAAAGCCACGCAATCCCGCCGTTTAGAGCCTCTTCGCCTGCGTTTTTGAGTGTTCTCATAAACTTCTTGCCGAGTATTGACTTTATAGCCTTGGCATAGCCCTTATTATCGGACTCAAAACTGATAGGCTTGCCTAAAAGATAGTTTTTCTTCTGGTCACAATGTTTTGCATACTGGTTGTCAACAATCCGATTGTTTGGCAAATTGGCAACTTCCTGCAGTTTTCCGTCCGGGCCTATTGCCGTTCTCTTTCGCTGTAAAATGTCATGGTCACCTCTATAGTACCGGTCACCGTCAAGCATTTCCGCTCTTTCCGGCGAAACCTTCCACTTCATCAACTCGACAGCGAAGAATTCGAGCTCCGTCATCGGCGCATTGTCTTTTAGCTTTTGTGCGATTAGTTCCGTCGCTAATGACGGAGTGAACAATGGCATTTCCTCACCTCTTAATCAAAACTGAATAGTTGTGGGCTAAATGCAGCCCTAACAAAATATCTAACATCGTCCATTGCGTGGTCGTCTTCTTTTATCGGCCGGTCCTCAGTGGCTTTATCGTCCCAACGGTATAATCCAAATTCTCTGATGCAGTCCGGGCAAGTGTCGCAAATTTTAATAGTTCCGTTTCGCAGCTGTGTTGCAACATCCCTAATTCCGTCAATCACTCGATTAGATGCCGGAGCCACTCGGAACCGGCCGTGTCGCCTGATACATTCGATAAAAGACGCCGCCGAAGGGTCAACAACTACCTGCTCCGGCAAAATATCTCCGGCAAGTTCTTTTAAAGCCGTATAGTGCTCCTCGTCCGTCCTTTGACGCTTTTCCTTTCGACTGTCAAAGTAATATTCCCTTATGCGATACCAAATCCCTTTCTCACAGCCCCAAAGGCCCATTGATGTCGGGTTTATTGTTCCGTAGTCGCAGGATATATAATACTTGCCGTATTCCCTTTTTTGGCTACCACTGACAATATGAGTTTCAGGATTGAACATACTGTATATAAGGCCCTCAGCCACTGTCCTTTCGCCCAATATATCACGGATATACCACAAGCTCCCCTTTTCGTATTGACTAACGATTTCTTCAAGCCGTTCCGGGGTTATATTGACATTTTGGAATATATTTAAATGCTGGTAATTATAACCACCAAGCAGTTCACCAGTTGCCGCTTTTCTGGCATAAACGTCAAGGTAATCCGTGTAAATCGGTGCCCTTGGGTTATCCGGGTTAAGGTCCCAAAATATCTTTCTGTTCGATGCCGCAAGCTGCCGGTTAAACGCTTCCTTTATAAAATTGTCATGGTGTAAATTGATTTCCGTTGCTATCCACATACCGTATGAATTACCACGAATAGCCTTAAAACTATCGGATTTAAAAGAGCCTGCAAATATTATGATGCGCTGCCGGAAATTGGTAAAAGGCCCTTGAATTATGAGCGCCTCCATGCCTTTGTATTTTCCCCAGCGGCATTGACCTCTAAAAATCCATTCAAGCCCGAATCCGTTAGAGTCTCCAATATTCATTTTAGCGTTCGCCAAGGTGGAGCCGGATGCAAGATGTATTTTATCCGGGGTCTTTTTTAATTCATAAGCGAATGCGAAAATGTTATCAATCGTTTTTCCCGAACGCACAGCCCCCTCAAGAATGTTGTATGTGTTGTACCTACATTTTCTGATATACTCCTTGTGTTCCGGCCCAAAATTAAATGGAATAGTCTTGCGTCGGTTTAACTCCGACCGCCTGACTATCCTAACCGCTTTAGCCATATATATCACTTTCCACGTCGTCTAAATCCTCTATCTCCATTTGATAGACAACATCGTCTGTTTCGGCTTCGGCTGTGAGCGCCCGGCTTAACCGCTCAAGCTCTGTTGCCATTTTTATGTATTCCCGTATTTCCTTTGGCGATAACGCCTCGTCCGATAATCCTCGTAGGGCCGCAAGCGCTTTAGCCTGAAACTGTATAGCGATTGTTACGTGCCTTTTTATCATGTTGGCCCGTTCTTTTTTTGTTTCCTCCAACTCTTTCTGCACAAGGTAATTATCGTAGGCCCGAACTCGCTCTTGCCAATCCCAACGGTCTTTCCATCGGTCAAGCAAAGTCCTACTTTTATCTAACTGTTTGCAAACCGCAATCACGGTCCGCTTTTCGCCCATTTTGCAGTATATATCAAAGGCTTCGTAAGCCTTTTCACTCTCGCCTTTTTGACGTTCCCAAGGATATTCAGCATTCCATTTTGGCATTAGCCTCCTCTCCTTTATAGTGAAATCTGCTTAATCAGACTTAATTCTTGGATATAAAATCAAAAAATACCGCAACGGCTTTTGGGCCGTCACAGTATTTTGGGAGCATACCCATTATAGCACGTCAAGAGTGGCAAACAAGGGCAAAGTGTGCCAAAGTGTGCCAAAGTGTGCCAACTTTTCGAGTTTTTTTGAGATTTTTAAGGAATTTTGATGTTTTTTAACGCCGAAGCGTGAATTCGGTGCACCGTTCGCATTGAAATATTCATCTTTTCGCAGATTTCATTCCAGGTCAGGAAATTAACATAACGGCATCTAAGTAGCAGCTTTTCATCGTTATCAGTCAGACCGTTAATCGTTTCCCGGATTTCGTCTTTAAGCCTGGCATACTCGTCAATTTCCCGGTTGATTTTCGCTTCAAGGTCAACAATTCGATTCACCGCATTGGTGTAAGGCGCATCCTTGTTTTTGCTTCCGGAAGGCTTTTTCGATAAGTCCGATGTTGTGATGTTATTGACAAACTGCCCTAACAGCGATAATTCTTCTGTTTCGCTGTTTAAGAGTTCGTTCAGACGATACGCCTGTCTAAGATATTGCTTCGGTGACATTCTATCCTTCCTCTCTTCTCTCGTCATTTACCCATGTCCTCAATAAGCACCGTCACCCTCGGTTCTTCGGAATAGTGTTTAGTGACCGTCATTTCGATAATCTGCGAATCGTCCTTATAAGCAATCTGATTCAGGCTGTCCGCAATGATTTTGACGATATTGTCAATATCCGGCTTTTTTGTCGGACGGATTGTGCCTTTCATCATTTCATCCTTACGTTTCTTGCTTGCACTTTTCGGAATGCTGTAGTAGGCGAATATCCGCATTTCCAGCTGAGCATCATCAGGGAATCTTTGCTTTTTACACTGCCTGATATATTCGACCTTCACTAAGTTTTCATAAATTGCTGTGTCTTCCGGCGTGTATGGACTGCCATTCTTCGTAAATCTCGGTCTTCCCTTTGCTTTAGGCTCTCCAAGAATCGTAAAGCTAACTTTCATTTTTTCACCTCACTTACTCGGTCTTTTGCCATTTCAATATATCCGGCGTTAACATCAATGCCGATGAATCCTCGGCCTTCTTCCTTTGCTACTACACCTGTTGTTCCGCTTCCAAAAAACGGATCCAAAACAATCCCGCCCGGTCTGCTTCCCGCTAAAATACAGGGCCTGATGAGTTCTGGCGGGAATGTTGCGAAATGGGCGCCACGATATGGCTTTGTGCTAACAGTCCAGACATCACGTTTATTTCTAACATGAACGCCATCTTTCATTCTCCAGCGCTCATGCGCTCTCCCTGCCATATGTTGAGTTTGGGGAGAATTACCAGGGACTATTGCTGCTCCGGCATATTTGCCACTCCCTTTGTTGAATGTTTCTTTTCGTCCATCAAACGTTGGCGGACTCGTGATGCAGGTATCGACTGTTTTATCTGGAATAAGTTGAAGCCCTTCTTTTGCATCGGCAACGATGTATTTTTCCTGCAAGGTAATGTTGCTACTTCGGTTCATCTTGGGCACCTTTCTTTTTGTACAAAATCGGCTCATGAACCGATCTGTTGTTAAACACCTCAAGGTCATAGCTCGGCTTTTCTTCCAGCGTCACTTCATACACATCATCCCACCGGCCTTGATTCAGCCAAGTTGCAGGGTGCGGGATAAACTGTCCGCTGTTTCGGTTCCACTGGTCAGACTTTTTAGCCTTTGCGACAGCTGCCATTATTTGCTCAAATAGCTCAGCTGTGACCTTGGCGTTTTTCCAGGCTTTTAACGCAGCCTTTTTCCCGGTTTTCTTCGGATAGGCTTCCCAGAACTCATTAAACCGACTTTCACCTGTCGGCGCTCTCGGTTTTTTAGCGTCAGCGGCCGTGTCGTCACCACCGCCGGGTGGTGGACCCCCTTGAGGGGGGGAGGGGGGTGATATCTCAGGAATCAGGATATCAGGATTCAGAAAATCAGGAATCAGGATATCAGGATTCAGGATATCAGGATTCAGCCCGGCTTGTACGGTGCAAGGCTTGTCCTTGGTCTGTCCTTGGTCTGTTCTTGGCTTGTCTTTGGTTAGCGTTTGGTCTTTTTTGTCATTTTCTTCGTCATAATCATCAATAAAGTCAAAATCATTATCGTCGTTTTCGTCACTTTCGACAATTCTACCGATTCGCTCTCCACCCGGCCCCGGTATCTCTGACTCCTGTTCTCTGCGATGCGGATTCTGATGTTTTGTGAAGTTGGTTATCTGAATATATTTTTTACCCTCAACCTCATAACGGATGATGAAAAAAGTTTTGCGCAGTTCATCTAACATGTTATCGACATCTTTACCGGTAACATCATCGTAACCCAGCACTTCTTTTCTTATCCGATTTGGCCTGTCTTCAAGCCGTCCTTCGCGGTCGGCCATACACCAAAGACCGATGAAAAGAAGTCGGGTAAGAGGTTCCAGGCTGTTCAAAATGTCATTGTTGAAGAATCCGGGTTTAATATTTCTCGCTCGCATTATGGGTACTCCCTTCTTTTATCAGCATACATAAACTTCCGCACCGGTAGCTTTTTGGACTTCCGTCTTAAACTTCTCGGCATTACTGTTGCCGTCCGATAAATGCAGAAGATAGATTTGTTTTAATTTTGTCAGGTCGTTTGCTTTGAGCATCTGGAGTAAATGCTCCAGGCTCATGTGGCTTTTAAATAATCTCGGAGCCAGCCCGATTGGAAGACTGCCGATTCCGATGTTATATTTCAGTTCTTCAATTCCATAGTTGCATTCTGCCATAATGTGCGTCAGGTCTTTAAATCGGTACTTAACATAAAAAGTGTCGGTAAAATATAGCAGCCGGTCACCCGTTTTTTTGCTCACAATTAAGAATCCCAAAGGCTCAGGAGCGTCATGTTGGACATCAAAAGGAAGTATTTTAAAGGTTCCGATTTCAAACTCTTTTAAGGCTTTAACTGCGTTAATCCGGTGTCCTGACAGCTTGCAAGCGTCAATTGTGCCCCGGCTTGTAAAAATATCAACGCCCAGCCTGGCAAGCCCATCAGCGGCCTTGCTGTGGTCTTGGTGAGAGTGAGAGATTAGGCAGCCGTTCAATTCCCTCACTCTAAAACCGCACTGAACCTGAATTTCCTTGAGCGGGATTCCCGCATCCAGAAGCAGGGCCGTTTCACCGTCTGATATTCGGTAAGCGTTGCCGCTGCTTCCGGATGCGTAGACATCAATCTGCATTAAAAGGTCGGAATATCCGCCGTGTCCGCCGTGGCTGCTTCGGCAGGCGGTTCTTCAAAATCAATAAAATCAAGCAGTTCGCCGGTGTCTTCGTCTACATTTGCCGGCGTTGTCTTTGGTTCCGGGAATTCTTCAACCGGAGTTGTATCAATAAGGATTTCGTTTGCATTTGCGTCAATCTCGGCCTGTGCTTCGATTTCCGCATAACGAGCCTCTTTGATTTTCATGTACTGATAGGCATCGTCAACCTTCTTTGGGTCTCTCGGCAGGTGTTTTGCGGAATAGGCTTCTCTGATAAGGGTCTTTCTAACCATTTCATCAACCCAGCCCTCGATTTCAACTTCTTCCCATTTGCCATTGACTTTCTCTTTCTTTTTCCCGCCCCAGAAATTTGCGCTTGCATATACGGGTTTGCGTTTTTCGATATCTTTCATCGACATGATAATAAGGCTGTTTTTGGTGCAGTCGGCAAACTCCAGATAGGCAAATCCGCCGATAATATCACCCCTTTCAAAAGCGTTGGTGATTTCAAATTCATAGCTTTCAACCCTGTTTTCTCTGCCTTTTTTAATAGGCTTAAAAACATCGCTTGTGTAGACAACTTCAACTGTCACGGCGGTCGGAACGTCAAGAGCGTACTTTTCGGCTATATAGCGGATTCCGTTATAACCTTCCATAAGATTCACGTCATACCAGTTGCGCTTATTGTTCTTAAACGGGATAGGAAAGAGCATGTTTTTCTGTGTCATATCCAGTCCCATTCTTGCATAATGAACTAAATCAAGAGCCAAATCGTTAAGATTTACCGTATTCCAATTAACCGGAAGGTCATTGTCATACTTGTGGTCGCTGTTATTGGCGTTTTTTCTAAGTCTTTCTTCTTCGGCGGTCTTCAAGGCCCTGTCAATGACTATGAAATAGCCCTGAATAAGAGTTCTCTGATAATCCGTGACTTGCATTGCTCCGGAAACGTTGCCGCCGAACTCTTTCAAAACCTTTTCTGTGAACCTTTCGCTCATCGCTAATTGTTCAGTCTGCTCATTCTTTACGGTTAGATCCTTTTTCGTTTCTGCTGCTTTTGCCATTGTTTTTTCCTCCTAAAATTTTATTTTTTAAAAAATTTTTCAGCTTTCAAGCTCCACCCGGAGCACTTTGTCCGGTTCGGACACTACCAATCTGATGACCTGCGTGTCCATTCTGAGAATCTGCGTTACGCTTTCGGCGTTGTCGATGAACACCGGCATTTCAATTCCCCAGTGATGCGAAAGTGTGTTGATTACTTCCAATCCGGCATTGATTCGGGCGGCATTATTCGCAAAGGCGAACGGAACTGACTTCCCGCCTTCGGAAGGAATCATAACCTCGCAGTCTTCCTTAATTCCGCCGTTGACCTGCTCAATGAAAAGTCTGAACCTGACATTCTTGAACTTTTCGTTAATCTGCTCGGTCAGCATACTGACTTTCGTCTTGATAAAAAGTTCGCAGAGGTAGATTCCCTGTTCAAGTTCTTCATATTTGTTTGCCAGGGCTTTTTCCTCATTTTTAAGCTCTTCTATGCGTTCTCTTTGTGTTTCGGCCAAGCTCAGAGCGGCCTTTTGGCCGTTTAATTTATCAGCTTCCTTTGAAAGCATCCGGATTTCGTCAGAAATGTCGTTTACAGCCTTGTTTGACCTTGCTCCCGATTCATCTTCTTGCGCCCTATACGCTTCAATTTCAGCGGTAATTTTGCGGTATTCCTCAGTTTCCTCAAAAGGCTGAGATGTAACAATTTTTGTTCGCCTTTCTTCAATCTGCCGTTCAAGGTCTTTAGCCGATTCTTCGTGTTTCTCGGCTTTCACCTCAAACTCTTTAACGGCTGCTTCGGCTTCGGCAATCATTTCTTTACTTGCTTCCGTGTTGCCTTTTTTATTGATTTCCTCAAGGCGATTACTTTTCCTAATGTTAAATTCATCTATGTTCTTCTTGATATCGCCTTCCGGAAGTCTTTGGCCGCATGACGGACAGATTACAGAGTCTTCATCCCAATGTTGATTTTGAGCTTCGGCATAGTCTTTAAGCAGCCGGTCTCTTAACTCCTGCATCTGCTTAACTTCACGCCTTTTTCGGTCAGCTTCGTTCCTTGCGTCCCTGGCAGCATTCGTTTTCATGATTGCGATTGATTTCAAGCTGTCAATCTGTTTCAGGATTTCGCTGTTAATGCTGCTGTTCTTCTCTGCATAGGCCGCTTTCAGTTCCGCAAGCTCGGTTTGTTTTGCGCTGATGCGCTGTCTGACCTCGGCTGTGAAGCTGTCCCCGGCAAGTAATTTAGCTTTACTCTGCTCCAAATCAGATTTCATAGCGTTAATTTTGTAGAGCTCTTGCTCAATCTGCCCGGTGTCAAACTCGGAAGTATCGGGAATTGCTCTTTCTGCTTCGTCAATTCGTCCCGGAATATCCTGAATCTGCTTGTTAATCTCGCTTTTGGTCGCTTGGGCGATTTTTTTATAATCTTCCACGGTGTAAAGTTGTTCACCTTTACCGGGCATTTTTAAGAATTCCGGCAGTTCTGCAAGTTCCGGTGTGCTTGACATAACTGCGTTGTCGTCAACATCGCCGCAGACTTCAAGCAAGATTTTCCTTCTGGCGTCCCACGCAAGCTCTTCCGGAAAATAGTCCGGCATCGTAAGCATCTTCATTATTTCGGCACTTCCGCAGAATTCCAATAGAGTTTCCTGATAGTCTTTCTCTTTAATCGGAACGCCGTCAATGAAGTAATCAATAGAGTGGCCGTCAAATTCTTCGGCGGTAGAACCTCTGCGTTTACGGTAGTTTTCGTGAAACACCTTTTTTAGAGTGACCTCTCGCCCGTCCACATCAAAAACCGCTTCGGCTGCGTGATTCAGATAATGCAAATCACCCTCCGGGCCTTTTGTTTTAGGAGTAAAGTTCTTTGCTCCGGTGCTGGCCTTGTCAAAAAGGAGCCAAGTCAGCGCGTTGAATACTGTCGTTTTTCCGGTGGCGTTATCTCCATAAATTCCGGCACTTTTGCCGTTAAAGTTAAATTGTGCGCTTTTAATTCCTTGAAAATTTTCAAGCTTTAAGCTAATCAGTTTCATCTTTCATTGCTCCTCAAATTAGTTAGTTGACATTTTCTTTTGCGTTAGGTAAAATTAAAGTGTGTTTGGGGTCGGCTCCTTCGGGGGTCGGCTTCTTTTTTGTGCTGTTTTTTAATTGTTTTCGCTCCTTTCGTCAATCTGTTCGGCAGCGGCTGCATAGTCCCGTAGTATTCGTAACTCCTATTTCCCTTCGGCACTTGTAGCAAAGCTTAAAATGCTTATTCGGTGTTTGGCCGCATTCTTCCGGGTCTTCTTTGCACGGGTCGTCACAAGTATCGTACCTTATACAGCTTCGGCAACATGCCGATTTCCCGGTGGCTGCACATTGTGTAAGGCACTCAATCACTTAACTCACCCCCAGTCTTTAACAATTCCGCCCGACACGCCATTACCGCCCTGCTGTACCGGCTGCTCAGGTTTCCTTTTGCCACATATCGCCTTGCGCCGGCTTCGCCAAAGTTGTAAGCCATAAGCACCCGGTGCGGGTCGCTGTACTTTTCTGAGAGTTCCCCAAGCAAGTGAACTCCGCAAAGGATGCTCTGCTTCTCATCAAGGAAATCAGTTACTCCAAGTTCTTCACGAAGCCTTTTGTGATTAACGACATTTATCTGCATAATGCCGTAATCATTAGTTTGGCTAATCAGTTTTGCTCGATAGCTGCTCTCCTTGTTCATCAAAGCTAAGACCATTTCATAATCAACTTTGTACTCTTCGCAAAGTTCAAAAGTATAAGCCTGCAATTCTTCAGAAAGTGGAATGTCGTAAATCCTAATTCTGGTTGGGGCCTTATAAAACTCAACTTCTTCAGGCGGCGGCGATGCTATCATGGAGTCTTCAGACATGCTGCTCTCCGCCGTTTCCGGTGCAACCACTTTTGGAGTAAAAACTGCTGCAAGAGTGATGCCTATTAAAAATCCTAACAAGATACAAACCAACCAAGACATTAAGAGCCATAGCACACGTTGTTTGTAAGTCATTCTTCCTACTCCCTTTCTTCTGTTAGTAGCCTATTCCTATATAATCAAGCACTCTGGCCCAACCGTAACGTTCCCCTGTGAGTTCATCGGTGCAGCACTTAAACATCCAATAGTCCCACTCTTTCGGGTTTGTTTTTTTTAAGAAGTCAAAGCGGTGAGGACGTTTTTCCAACTGAATACCAAAACCGCACATTGAGCAGCCTGTTCTTTGTGCACCGGTTGTCCGCAACTGTC